TATAAGATGCACGACCTTTAGCATTGAGTCCACCTTTCGGATTCTTCCCTGCTTTCCTCATCCATGCTGGTGTTTTGTAAGCCATGTGATTTGTTTAGCACAAAATGAACGAACCTTAAAGAGTTATATTGTGAGGGCAACCCCACTACCTGTAGCAGTGCCTAGATTTTTGAACCCCAGTCGTTACTGACAAGCGGTAGCCCTGTGATTTCTACGACAAGTCGATATTGATGGAGAAATCGCCACCGACAAGGTGTTGGTGTTTCTCAGGGGCTTTGAAACCAGCTCGATCAAGTATGTCTTTACTAGCTTCGAGCTGAACATACTCTGACTTAGCCCCCTGAGAAAGGGCTACCAGCTTGGCACTTGCTTTTGCAGAGTTCAGCCCAAGCGATCTGTTGATCTCTTGCATCATGTACGCTTGTACCTCAGGTTTTCGTAGCATCCTTGAAGCACTAACTCTAGCTGAATTACCCTTGTAACCAGCGAGTTTTGATGCTTCTGTGATGGTACATCCTGTGGCTACGAGTGTATCAACAAGCGACTTCGCTTTACCACTAATCTTCGTTTCCTCAGAAGTCCGCTTTGTCATGATTGGTAGCTTGGGCATTGAACTCTATCTAACCTCTATCTAATTCTGTTAAAACCTTTCAGGTAGTATAGCGGTAGATGTATATTGTGTCAAGCTACCGACAATGACCACAATATCCTGTAGTTATCTGCTGGTGTTCATACTGCGGATAGTTTCTAATCATTTTCCCTCTTTGGATGATTAAAACTTGGCCAAAGTAAACCATCCAAAAATAACGAACCGCCCATACACAAGGGATGGGCTTCAAGTATTATCTTGGCTCCCCCCCCTAAACTCTGGGGGGGATTCTCCCCCCCCAAGATAACACTTGATCGTATTTTATGGTGGTTTCCTACCGAGTTGGCAAGTTTAATCATTAACCAAAGGAGGATAAAATGAAGAAACTTAATACCGCAGTGAACACAATCGCAGATCACTTCAAAGGATTTGCATTGTCGGAGAACCTTGACACAAATACCTATACGCCTGAGAAAGGTTGTTTAGAGAATTTAGTTAGAGGTTCAGAGATAGGTTACAATTCTGCAATGAACCTAATGCATGACATCATGGCTAGACTTCGAGGAAAAAGAAGAAGTTATGATGGTAGCGAAATCGCTGATACTTCTATGCAAAAGGATGTAGAAGCCATCAAGAAGCTACAAGAACAGATCGTTGCTTACGAACAGTTCATTCAAGTAGCTAAAGATGTATTCAAGGACAGAATTGGAACTGAATACAGACCAAGAGTTAAAGCTCCTAATCCTGATGCAGTTAAAGATACTGCAACAGCTAAAGAAGTAGATGAACTCTTGGCTCAATTCAAGAAAGTTGCATAAATCGTAAATCGTAGCAACTTCTGGTAGCGATCTTTCACAGGTCGCTACTAGCTACTTGACATTATAGAACAAACAAGTAATAATACAACTTGAAGTATGAAAGGAGAACATTATGATTTTGTTCAAAGGAAAAGCCAAAGACTATAGTTTGGAAAACCTGAGGCGGTCAATAGCCAAAAGGTATGGAGTAATAGTTAATAAAAAAACTAAACTTTCCGAACTTGAATTAACAATAACTACATCTGAGAAAAGGTTGGAAAGATGGCAGGAAAACATTACGCAGAACTAGAAATTGAAAATATCATGGAGGTCAATAGCAAAAAATTGGACTCCATGTTTTCAAGACTAACATTATTATTTCTTAACAAAGTCAAGGATGCAAAAAGTCTTGATGATTTGAAAGCATTACGCAGGGCATACAAAGTATGTGTTGAGATGAAATGCTTAGATCAAGAAGTAATTGATTCTATTTATAAACAGATAATTGAATTGGAGGAAAAATGGATGAAGAAATAGATGAGTTAAAACCTCACGAGATAGATGAGGCACAAGCTATATATCGTGCAAGTAAACGAGAGAATACTATGAACGATATATGTAAAGGCACATTCGATTTCTTAAAACTTGAACCCAATAATCCTGATCGAAAGTATTGGGAAGAAGTTTACAAGAAAGCAAGTGAAGTAAGAAAGCAATACCAAAAGATCAAGGAGGTCTTATGAGTACAGTAGAGTTTTATTGCGGAGTAATTTTTCTCTTCGCAATAATTGTAATGATAATAACAATATGAGAGTTTGATGTTGGAATTGGCCACAGGCACAAAAGATCAAACTCTCGCCAACAAAGGAGGAAGCATGAAACCAAATGATGTAGTAAAAGGATTAACTACAAAGTTAATTGACCTCATGAAAAAAGGTGGCAAGTGGACTAAACCTTGGGCTAACAAAAGGTTTATTTCAGTAGATGGCCACAACTATACAGGCATTAACTGTATGTGGTTAGCGTTTGCAAAGTATGACCGAAAAGTTTGGGGTACATACAAGCAATGGGCTAAACATGAATGTCAAGTTAGCAAAGGAGAAAAGAGTACCAAGTTATTGTTCTTCAAGAAATACTTTAAAGAACAAGACAAAGGTAGAGTAGAAGTAAATGGTAAAGTAGGAAACATTTACCGATACCTTAGAATGTTTGATGTATTTAATATCGAACAAGTCGAGGGTAATACTTCTAGGTTTGATAAGTTTGATGTATTCGAGAACAAAGTAAATGATGTATCTCATGCAGAAAACTTTATCACTAATACCAAAGCAAAGATTCAGAGCGGAGATAGAGCATACTATGTACCAAGTATGGATTACATTTGTATGCCTGATAAAGATGCGTTCATTAATACTGAACACAGTACCGCAACTGAAAACTATTACACCACATTGTTCCATGAGATGACTCATTGGACAGGTCATAAAGACAGGTGCAATAGGGAGCTATCAACAAGATTTGGTTCTAAAGACTATGCGTTTGAAGAACTCGTAGCTGAACTAGGTTCTTGTTTTATAGCAACACATCTAAACATTACTTCAAGTCCAAGAGAAGATCATGCACATTATCTAAACTCTTGGATTAAATGTTTAGAAGAAAATGATGATGCAATATGGAAAGCATCATCCCTTGCAAACAAAGCGTTTGAACATTGCAAGGAATTACAGCCACAAACAAATGCAATCAAGGAGGTAGCATGAAAGTAACAAGTGATGACTTCAAGTTTATACTACAAACTCTTAACAGAATAGACAATGATTCTGAAGTAGAGTTTCAAGGAGAACATTGGAGTGATGATAAGAAAAGAGAATATAAAAATCTTGATAAGATTTCTATAGTCTTTTCAAAAGAAAAAAATGAGAAAACAAAACTCATTATTAATATAAGTTAGGAGGAAGTATGGGGCAATATCATAAACTGATTAACATAGATAAAAAAGAATATGTTACAGGTTGGGATATAGGAATCTTTGCGAAACACTTAGAGCAAGTAGGATATGAGGGATCAATGTCTGATGTATTATATATTCTTATGATTGCTCAAGGTAATGAGCGTAGAGGTGGCGGAGATATTGATGGCCATGATATTATAGGATCATGGGTTGGAAATAGAGTCGCTGTAGTAGGAGATTATTTTGATGAAGAAAAAGATAATCCCTTGTTCAAAGGTCTATATGAAAAAGTAGAATCTAAGAACTCAGGATATAAAAATATATCTCCTGCAATAAGAAGTATGTTACCAAAAGTTTTTGATTTTAAATTCAAAAGAGATTTTTGGATAACAAAAGAAGCCAATGGTATTGAAAGAAAAACTTACCATTGGGAAAGAGTAACAAAAAAAATGGAGGTTAAATGAGAACACCTGAACAATCAGGAAAAGATGTATCAATAGGATTTGCAGATAAAAATGGTTATCATACCTATTGGCACAATGATTTTCCACAGGTACAAATCAAGATTAAAGAACCACATAATCCTAGTATAGTTTTTTATCTGTTAAAAAAACTTACAGAGATTAGAGCAGACCTTGATCCTAAACATCCATTTAATATAAACAAAGGAGGAAAAGAATGAGCAATACATTCTATAATAATTGTGGTGCTTGGCTAAGGATGACAAGAGATAGTCAGCCAAAGAAAGTAACACAAAGTAAAGCAGGTAATCATATTCATGTAACCTTTCAACAAATACAAAAGTATGAAATGGGTATGAACAACATAGGTTTAGAAAAATTCTATGATCTATGTCAGCTATATAACATCCCTGATAATTTGATTGGAGATTTATTACGACAGTTTAAAGAAACTCCAAATGCAAATGATGTTGTAGCTAGTCCAAAGATACTTCAAGTAATTGATGGAGGAAAGTATGAATGATATTGATAAAGCATTGCGAGATTTAGTAAGTGAATTTAAAAAGTTTCATGCTAAAAATCCTGAAGTGTATTCTTTGTTTTGCAAGTTTACATTTCAAGCAATCAATTCAGGTCATGTAAGATTATCAAGTGAGATGATAATTAATCGTATTAGGTGGGAAACAAGTGTTGTTACTACCGATAAAGATTACAAGATCAACAATGATTACAAACCATTTTACTCAAGGATGTTTATGGCAGAGCATCCTCAGTATAATAACTTCTTTAATACGAGAGGAAGTTACGCAGATAACTTAGATTGGAAAGAGTATGTTGTACAGACAGCTGGTTACTCAGCTTAAAACAAGAAGAATAAATCTAAGAATATCAGCACAGGAACTTGCACAAAAGATTGGTGTAGCTGACTCTCTCATTACCGCTTGGGAGAGTCAGAAGAAGATACCTAATGCATCCAACTTTATCAACTGGGCCAATGCATTAGAGTGCGAGTTAGCATTACACCAATTCAAAACTCCGCCTGATAATTGGACACCAAGTAAAGAACTTATAAACTATCTAATGACAAACTATGGAAGTGAGGTTGATTTAAAATATGAAGAAGAACAATTCGTTGATTACTACAAAAGCAATGGAGTCCTTAAAGCAGACTGGGATGCTTGTTTTAGAAACTGGATTAGAAGATCAATCCAATTTGCAAACGCTAGAGGACAAACTAAAACATTCAACAGTCCATATGATTCCAAGTCTATTCAAGAAAGACGCAAAAGAATCTATGATGTTGCGAGTGTGGGAGATCAGACAAGCAATGAGAAGATCAGAAAAATTAGTGAAGAATGATATTGATACCGAATCAATCAATACTATTCAAACTATGGCTAACAAGCTACAACCTTGTAACCGCAAACATATAGCAATATGTATTGAAACTATTGCTAGTACCTTTTCCATTAACATCCCAAATGAATTGGGGCTGGAACAATACTTTAGAATACTTCTAAAGTACCCAGCTTCAATGCTTACAGAATGTACTGATGATATTATCAAGACATTCAAGTACGCAAGGTTGCCATTACCTAAAGAGTTTATTGATAGATTAGACACCAATTACGAGTATCACAAAGGTTGGTTACAAAATATTACAAAGACTTTTTATGACCTTGAAATGTATGTACAAAATGGTAATATAAATAAAACAAATAAGGAGTAAACATGAAAACTAATGAAGTTAAAAAGACTCCAATAGTGATGATAGATCGCTCAACTATTCTAGGTGGATCAGATGCCAATAGAATTATGCGTGGCGATTGGCATACACTTTGGCTTGAAAAGACCAAGCGACAAGAACCTGAGGACTTATCTTGGAACTTACCTGTTCAGATAGGATTACATACCGAAACAGTAAACAAACTATTCTTTGAAAAAGAAACAGGAATAGAAACACATGATCCTACTTATGAAGAAGTAGATGTACCAAATAGAAAAGAGTTTATGTATGCATCATATGATCTTGTTGCAGATGATTGCATTGTTGAACTCAAACATACCAATTCAAATAATACATTAGATAATTGTATTAGTACCTATATGCCACAGATACAACATTACTTAATGGTAAGCGGATATAAGTTTGCTTATCTTTCTGTAATCTTTGGCAATCAAAGACATGAAGTTTGTAAGATAGATGCAGACAAAGACTATCAGAAAAAACTTTATGATATTGAGAAATCTTTTTGGTCTTATGTTGAACAAGACAAAGAACCTGAAAAGATTGATACAAGTGAGTTACCAAAACTTGCTGGTAAAATTAAGATCAATGATATGCAATCTATTGACTTCAATGAAACTGGCAATAATGAATTTCTATCCCATGCTAGTAGATGGGAAGAAACAAAACCTCTAGCTGATGAACATAAAGCATTAGGTTCAATCTTAAAAGGATTTGTACCTGATGATTGTCGTAAAGCTACAGGTGGCAATGTTCTTATAACAAGAACAAAAGCTGGTTACTTAACCATTAAACAAAACCAAAGGAGGTAGAACAATGGCTAAACCACTAGACGAAAGAGTAAAAGATATACTCAAGAAACTTGGCTTTGATCCTAAGCAATGCTTATGGGATTGTCATGGAACTTGGGTTATGTATCATAGATATATTGAGATTGCAGGTGCAAAGAACTCAATTAGTTATGATCTTACCGAGATAGAAACCAATTCAAAAGATGGCATAGTATGTATTAAATGTATCGCTAAACGAAATGGAGATACAGTTATTACTTATGGAGAAGCTAGTCCTAAGAATACTAGAAATGCTTATCCATATGCTATGGCCGAGAAACGAGCAGTAGATCGTGCAATCTTAAAACTATTAGGATTACATGGCTTTGTCTATTCAGAAGATGAAATGGATTTAAGTCAAACTAATACTAATAACAATAAGGTTGGTGCGAGTGATACTGATGTACTAGAGAAGTTTCAAGAACAAATAGATACTTCAACTAATGCAAAAGTTCTCAAAGGATATGGAAAGATGTATGCAAAAGCTATGACTAAAGCAAAGTCAGATGCTCCAGCAGTATATCAACATACCAAAACTATATATGAAGATAAACTCAAAGAGTTAAATGGAAAGGAGTCCAATGTATAACTCAATCACAATCGTAGGAAATCTTGGTCGTGATCCTGAAATAAAACAAACTTCTAAGGGTGGCAACTATGCCATCCTTAGTATTGCAACACACAGGAAAATGGCAGGAGAGAAACAAACTGAATGGCACAAGGTTGTTGTTTGGGATGAAAAGATAGCAGATGTTCTAGCAAAATATACTAAGAGCGGAAGTAAAGTTTTATTGCAAGGGCGATTGACTTACAGAGAATGGATGAAAGATGGACAAAAGCAGAAAAATGCAGAGGTTCATTTGGATAGGTTTGAAAGTAAGA